AAGACAAATGACAATGATACAATACAAGCAACAGCTACAACAGGAGGTAATAATGATGAATATGATATTTTTAAATATGCACCTATATCACCAATGTCCATACCATTATCAGGTGCAAATATAATAGAAGAATTTTCCAATATTTTAAAAGATATACTAAAAAAATCTAAATAAATAATTCATTATAAGTTTTTCTGTAGATAACTTATAATGAGTAACGCAATACCCAACGAAACACATTTTCCAAGTTTTCAGAAAGTAGAAGATTTATACCCAATGGGTTTAGATATTCCAAAAACAAATGATATAATAATGAAAAATAAAGATATTACATTAGTATCAACCACACCAAAATATATATATTACAATTTTTATTCTATGTTATCAACAAAAATTAATACTTTTTTTTCTGGAAACATTCAATATCAAATATCTGGAAAAATAAATGAACCTAATGTTATTTTTAGAAATGGTTCTCAATATAGTAAATATACTTCAAAAAAAATATATATTTTTAATAAAATACATGAAAATGAAAAAAATACAGATGGAGAACTTGTTATTGAAAATGAATCAATTACAAATTCTGACAAGAAATTATTCATTTGCTTTCCTTTAAAAACGAATAATAATCTTGAAATAATAACAAAAAAATCTATTTTAGACGAACTAATACAAAATACAACACAAGATGACATCTCCGAAATAAATTTGAATTCAATTATTTTAAAAGAAGATGATTGTTTATATTATGAAACTACAAATGCCAAAGTAATTGTTTTTCAAACACCAATAGTTGTTTCGTCATATTTTACTGGATTTACCAAAGGAGAACTTTATGAATTACAAAAAAGTCCTGAAAATGTAGAAAAAATACGAGCTTCTAGTAATTATTCGTCCGATAATACTTTATCAAATTTCTCAAAAATGTTAAAAGGATGGGATTTATTTGAAACCAAAGAAGGGTTTATTGAAGGTAATGATGAAGTTGTTATTGAAAAATGGATGGAATGTGATAATGTGCCAATTGATTATAGTGAAGAAATACCTACGTATCAAATTGCTGTAGGTTCGATTACAAAAGATTTACAAATTAGTATTTTAGGTATAACGATTAATATCATGTGGTTTATTTCTATTTCGATATTTTTATTTTTTATTATACCCCCAATGTATGGATTTATTGTAAAACTAGGTATTAAAAATCTAAGTAACAATGATGAAAAGATAAGTTTAATTCGTGGTTTTGAATTAACATGGATAATTGTTTTAGTAATACCTGCTATCATTATGATTTCTGTAGGAGTACAACAAACAATAACATGTGGTGTTATTTCAAGTGAATTAAGTGATGAAAAGATTCCTCTTAAAGACAAAAATATGCATAAATTACAAAAATGTTTAATTACTCCACCAATATTAGATAAAATTGGTGATGATATTGATATTACTAAATTGCCAAATGTTGATATTACTAAATTGCCAAATGTTGATATATGGCCAAATGAATTAAAAAGTACAGATTATTTGAATAATGCCATTAAACATGTTAATAAAACACGAGAAAATTCAACAAACACAACTATCGCAGGAGCTATTATACTTATAATATGGTTTGTATGTTTTGTAATTATGTGCTTTCATAAAATAGTTTCACCAAATTTCATAGATGATGTTTCTTTTGAAAGAGAAGGAAAAAAAATATTGGCATTACCATGGCCTTCGCATATTTTTTCATTGTATAGATTCTGGAGAAATGTTTTTTCTACTAATTATACATTATCAGATAAATATAAATAATAGTTATTTCTCATATGGTTTGACTTTTTGAGAGAACAGTTTTGATGACTATACAAACGTCTTTGTATAGTCATCAAATAATATTATATTTTACAACATTCACAAATTACGATCGGAAAATTCTGGATTAAATTCATAATAAAACGGCAATTTTCGAGAACTAGGATCTCTTATATTTTCTAGTATTTTTGGTAACCATTTTTTATTGATCGTTTTTTCTAACACTCCTGAATTAAAATAAAGATATTTTGTTTCATTAGAAGTTTCAATCAAAGTGCTTTTATTATTCTTTTTTAAAGAAAAACAGTTTTCGAAAAGATATTGATAATAATTTTCTTCTATATTTTTATCATTATTATTTTTATCATTATTATTTTTATTATTATTATTTTTATCATTCCATTGAATATTTGTAATCAGACGCCCTGAAAGGGCGTCATTAGAAACTATTGGCGGTATCTCATCGTTGATAAATTCAAATGGAACATTTGAATTCTTCGACGGTTTAAAATTATTATTCAAATAAATTACTTTATTGAATACTATTTTTGATATTTTTTCTTCCATTATTTCATAAATAGGGCGATGATGATTACAAATACCATCAAAACAAATTGTTGATGTACGCCATAATATTTGGTTTGGTATAATAGATGTATAATGAGTATTTGTAAAATATTTTTCTGAAAATGCCATACGTAATAAGAATTTTTCCATATATTTAAAATGTGTATTATTGTCAAAAATATCTAATTCACCTGTTTTATAACGAAATTCAAATGGTATAGAATGATAAAATTGTATAAAAGATTGTTTCAAAAATGGACGTTGCCAAAATAAATCAAAAAAATTTATAATTTTAATAAACAATCCTTGAAACGAATAATAATTTGATAATAAACTTTTACATTCAGAATCAAATTCAAATATATTTGAAACGGCATGACAATGTAAATATCCACCAGATAATTCATTTATACCATCCCCCGTAAAAACAGTTTTAATATTATCTTCTTTTACTTTTTTTGATAGTAAATACATAATAATTCCAGAACGAATAGTAAATACATCAGTAGTTTCTAATATAGAAATGACAGTAGGTAATAATTCAACATATTCATCTTCAGATATTATTATTTCGTGATGAATTGTTTTTAAATAATCTGAAACTTTACGTGAGTATTTCAAATCATCTGAATCTACAAACCCTATTGAATAAGTATGTAGTTCATAATTATATATATTTTTTTTAATAGATTCTTGAATAATGCCAGAAATCAAACTACTATTTAAACCACCTGAAAGAAAACACGCAATTTTTATAGGTGTTTCATGTGTCTTTTCGTGTGTCTTTTCGTGTGTCTTTTCATGTGTCTTTTCATGTGTCTTTTCATGTGTCTTTTCGTGTGTCTTTTCGTGTGTCTTTTCGTGTGTCTTTTCATGTGTCTTTTCATGTGTCTTTTCATGAATATATTTATCAATAAAAAAATCTTCTATTGTATTAATAAAATTTTGTTGTAAATTTTTTAATATTTTAGAAAATTCTGTTTTTTTCAAAAATTTTTGTTTTGCGAAATTTGGTAAAAATGATGGTTTGATGTATGTATAATAAGAAATATTTTTAGAAGTTTCTCTCCAAAAAGAGAGAACTTTATAAGGAAATACAAATTCACTATATGTTCCAGGTGTAAATTCAACAATTTCAAATTTTGTTTCAAAGATATCGGATTTTAAGTTTAAGTGACGTAGATGTGTAGATATTCCAAATATTTTTTTTTCATTTGAATTTTGTTCTCTTAATAAATATAATGGTCTTAATCCTAAAAAATCTCTAGCTATATAAATACGTGAATCAGGAATATTCAAATCATGGTCTATTAAAATAAATGAAAATTCACCTTCCAAAATTTGTAAGGTATAATCAATACCATATTTCTTGTATAATTCAAAAATTATAGTATTCATATTTTTCTTTTCAATATTTTCATAATCATCATTTGTATAATTCATATGTGAATACAAATTTTTTATATTGTATAATATTCCATCAAAAATTAAAATAATATTTTCGTTTTTAATTATAGAAATATTTTTATCAGTAAATCCATAACATGATAATTCTTTGATTATATTCAAATTTGAAGAAAATGGAATATTAAAAATTTGTTTTTCCAATGATATATTATTATTTAATAATAAAAACATACCAAGTGAAGATATATGATTTTCATTTTCAATCATTATTTTTAAATATAATGAAAAATCTTTATGTAATTATATTTTCTTTATATATAGAATGAAGTTAATTTTTATTATTATAATATTTTTTCTTATATATATAATTTTATTAGTATCATTTTACGGATCAATTAAACAAAATATTTATGAAGGTCTTGCTGGTGTTACAGTAACTTCAAATGATATGCAAATGCCTATATCAAAATCGGATTTAATTATAGTTTTGAATGAACAAATTGAAAATATAAATAAACATGAATTAGCATTAAGTAGAATAAATTTAAATTATAAAATTTCCAAACCACCTTCTACTTCAGATTTGAAAAATATTGATACAATACATATAACTACTGATGAAAACAAAAATATTTATACTATTGTATTGCCTTCATATATGAAAACAATCTTTAATATACTTATTATTGAAGATAAAGAAATTGCGTCTTTATTACCTACATATATTCCGAATGATGAAATAGAAAACTTATTAAATGGAACTCTTTTATCTGATCGAGCAAAAGAATTATATAATAAAAGTCATTATCCTGAATCAATGGAAGATTGTGATCCTAAAACAATTCAAAAATTAATTGATCAACATCAGAAATTGATTGATGATAATCCTGATGCTGATAGTACAACTATAATGATGTGGAAATCTACTATTGGGAATTTTAAAATGAAACAAGCTTCAGTTAAAGCTCTAGATTCTTCAATACCAAATAATAATAAATGTAATCCAGCATTATCTGTAAGTCAAGCAGAATCTATTTTAGATGCTATTTATGTAAATTATATATACAAAATAATTCAATCACAAGAACAGGCTATACAAAGTATTATTAGTAATCGTGATACAAATATTATAAATTTTTATCAAACCTTAAAATAATGGATATATTTTGTTTTATTACAATATATCAATTACATTATGTTTCAAGATTTTGATAAGGACGATAGTTGGGGTTATGAAAAATTAAATAATAGAATCAATACAACTATAAAAGTTGAATCGGCTATTGGTATTATTTCAGATTCGAAAAAATATTCTGACATATCCAATAATTTGGGTTTTTATCAAAAATATGCAGATACACTTTTTTCAAATAATAGTGATATTTTTAATTCAAATGCTTATGATAATTCATATTTAGGCAATAGATATTTTTTAGACACAAAAACACATTGTAGCTATAATAATAGTCAAGTAAATAAAAATATTGTTGTAGATGGAATAGGATTTAGTAGTGATATAAGTAATGTTGGTATTATATATAGTGCTGAAAAAAATCTTGACATGATTCAACCTGAAATAATTCCCAGTAGCATTCGTTATATTCCTGACATAAATGATACTAAATGTGTATCGATAAATTTACAAAAAAGCAATAATGTGAATGATGTTGAAAAAAATTACATATCTATAAACGATTATAATCGTTTAAAATATAGTGCTTTTCCTAATAATTGTAAAAAAACAACTGATGACAATGAATCCGTAGAATGTAATAGAGAAGCATTTGAAATTATCGAAAGTAACAATATATTTCATCACAATGAAAGTCATAATGAAGGTAGCGATGAAGGTGGTGATGGTAATATTGTTATTGGGGATAATAGATATTATAAAGGATACTCAAATTATATTGATAATGAAAAAAATGAAAATGACCAACACAATTTTATTCCAAGCCATCTTTTAAAATATCTATTATACAAAAAAGATGAAAGAGATAATGATGATAATAAAGAAATAAATGAATTAAAAAAAAATACCAATATTTATTTACATAAAGATATTATTAGTAGTTTTTTTCTAGGTTCTATTACAATATTAGGATTATATATTATATTTCGTATGATTCAAAGATCACGAGAATAATTTAGTTTTAGTTTTAGTTTTATGTATACATAAAAATAAATCACTGAAAATATCTAATAACACCATACCACATTTACAGCAACATGTATTTGCAGACTTAAAAATCTTCAACAGTATAAATAATTCAATCGGTTAAAATTGAACACGTTTATAAATCTCTAATGCTACCAATGCACCAAATACTTGTGCTAAAATATAAGGAAATAGTTCTTGTACAGAGATTTTTCCAAAGGACGCCATAACAACACTTACAGCAGGATTTATATGTCCACCACTAATATCTTTAGTCAATAATATTATTAATGCCAATGCAGCTCCTATAGCAATAGGATTTCCTGTAGCTAAAATAATAAATACAAAGAAACATGTTCCAAAAAATTCGACTAAATATTGATTGATCATAAATTTACTCTATTATACTATATTGTATGTATTGAAAAAAATACGATATATTATTTAACGACGACGAACAGCCATTAAAGGAACGTATGACGCATGATTTTCATCTCCACCAAAACTAAGATCATTATAATTTGTATTTACAGCAGTAAGCTTTTTAAATCGAATATAATCAGACGAATCTGGAACATAACGAACATTACAAGTGGAAGATTGTATTCTTGTAGTGTCGCATTGATTAATTATTCCACCGATAGGTCCTTGTCGTCCTGGAAAAGTTTTATTTACTTGATTTGGTCCACCACATATATAATTCTGTCTGGATAAAAAATCTCCTAAATTATTAACAGCACGAAATGGTGTAGTAACACGATTAAATCCGTTTACTTTACCAATCGCATAAGTAGTATTCCAAGAATTACGTAAAATTTTACGATCAATTACATTTCCATTATTTTTGACATTATTAATAGTTTGAACAGGAGAATATCCTTGATAAGGGCCACCACCCAATTTTTTTTGATCTATAACTGGGGTTGTCATTTTATATAATTGTTTAATATATAATAAGAAAATAATAAAAATATGGAAGAAACAAATATACCAAAAAATGAAGGGGGTACTTATTCTATAACAAATAAAAATATCGATAAAATAACTTTAGAATTATTGATGAATAATCAAATGTATAATAAATATTTATCTAAAACCGATCCAAAAAAATATGAAGAAAATCAAAAATTCAAAGAAAGAATTCAGAGTCATAAAATACGAATAATTGAAATGACAGAAAAACTCATTGATGAACCTATAAAACAAATAAACAATGAAGTATATGAAACGTTTTTGAATTATATTAATGCTTGTGTAAAATTCATTGAAACAAAAGATTTGGAAGAACGATCTACTAAAGATTCATATTCAATCGATGAATATGAAATGCTTTTTGATGATAAATATATGAATACAGATATAAATACAGATACAGATATAGATACAGCAAATACTTTAGATATAACTTCTGAATTTCCAAAATCATATTGGGGTGCACCTGTAGTAAAATCGAAAAATTCACAAACAAATAATGATATTAAAGCATTTGCAAGCAAAAAATATCGTAAGTAAAAATTTACGCAAATACTTTTTATCACAATATATTATAATAAGTAACAAATAATGTCTTTTATAGGATCAAGGAAACGTAATACAAAAAAAAAACATCATAATAATTTAAAAACAAATTGTAGTCCTATAGTAGATGGTAAAACAGTAACAAATGATACATGTTTTACATCGGATATACTTGTACAAATTAAATCTGATTATAATCATGTAAATAAAACAACACCAATTCTAGCAACTAACCCAAAAGAAATATTAAAAGAATTACGTAAACGCCTTAATAATTGTTCCAAAGAAGATTGTTGGTTAGGTCAAATAAAAGATAACAAATTAAAAGAAAAAATTCAGAAATATGTATTTGCGCCAAAACACCCCTCAGAATGGAATTATAATGCGAATGAATGGTTATCAAATTATGACATATTCAATGTTTTAGTACAATATGAAAATCGTTATCCACATTTTGAATTTATTGGTCCAAGTTTTATTGATTTTGATTCAAAAAATACTACAAATAATGATAAATGTGTTTCTAATGAATTATGTAATTTTTCTTTGAAAGATCATATAAGTAAAAACCATACAAATATAGCAATTGTTTTCAATTTGGATAAACATACTCAGTCAGGTTCTCATTGGGTATCTTTATTCATAGATATTTCAAATCAAATCATATTTTATTTTGACAGTGCTGGTGGTAAAATTCCAAATGAAATTATGGCTTTAGTAAATCGAATTAAAAAACAAGGAAAAGAATTAAAAAATGTAAATAAAACAAGAAAAAAATCATATACAAATCTTGAACGGTATAAATTTTATGAAAATTGGCCATTTGAACATCAATATGGTAACACTGAATGTGGAATGTACTCATTGTTTTTCATAATAACAATGTTAACGGGTAAAACTGACGATAGAACTTTCAAAACTTTGCGGGAAAAAATAAATTTTTTCAGAAAAACACGTATTCCTGATAAATACGTTGAAAATTTGCGTTGGAAATACTTCAATGATTGAATAAATTTATCATTATAGTGTAATAATGAAAAGAAAAAATTTAAAAAAGAAACAAAATACATATAAAAAAGCACAAAAAAATATGAAACATGGCGGCACAAAAAAAGTAAGGACTGTTTTTTCTTCATCTTTTTTGAATGATAATACAATGCTCGATAATACATTTGTATTTGATGATAGACAAGAACAAGGGAAAGAAGAAGGATTTTTTTGTACATTTAGAAAATATTTGAATGATATTTATTATGATGTAGAACACTATTTGGCGGCTATAAAAGCAGATGAAAAAGAATCAAAAGCCCATGGTAAAATTAAATTACAAGGTTATGATATTATTCGATAATGAAAATTGATTTACAAGTTAAAAAATATAAAAATAGATTTATAAAATCATAAATGGAATTAGTAACAGAACCAGAAACCTACTCACCAAGTATTGATGATACAAGTAATTATATCGATAATATACCACATTTTACAATTATACACCCTTGAACATTTATAATGGCACGGTTAAGCGCAAAAAAAATTATTCAAGGTTTGGTCCTCACTGACCTGCGTACATTTTGGGTATTACCAACTCGGTGAAGTGGCATGATACATTGAGTTTCTCTACATAAATAACTTGGTCTTGCCTTGTTATGTATGGCATTATAAGCTATTTTGTAAATATTA